CCGGCATTAACTATTTAATAATATGGATAAACTATTTACGTGGGAACAATGGCGTATGATATTCGCCACGTCGTTAAGCCCGGTTTTAGCTTATTTAACCCCAACGGTAGGTTTTATGTACGCATTGATAATAATGTTTACTTTCAATATTTGGGCGGGTATGAGGGCGGACGGTGTAAGCGTAAAGCATTGCAAAAACTTTCGTTTCAGTAAGTTTAAGAATGCGTTGGCGGAATTGCTTTTATATGTGGGTATCATACACGTAATTTATTCCGTTATGCTGCAATGTGGCGATAATGAAGCCGCCAAAGTAGTAATTAAATCGCTTACTTATGTTTTTATGTATGTGTATTTGCAAAACGCATTCCGCAATCTTATTAAAGCATATCCAACAAAGGTTGCATTGCGTATTATTTACCACGTTATCCGGTTGGAGTTTACACGGGTATTGCCGGGATATTGGCAACCGATAATTGAGAGATACCAACGGGAACATGATAACGATATTATTAACGAATAAAAGGAGGGCGAGCAATGAACCAAACAGAGATTTTAAAGTATTTGGAGGGGCAAAAAACGATCCGGACGATTACGGATTTGATTGTACATTGCACTGCAACTAAGCCCGGCGCAAAAGTTAATGTTGAAGTTATCAACGGTTGGCACAAAGAACGGGGATTTAAGAAACAACCCCAAAGCGGGCGAATTTGCGGTTATCATTTTGTTGTATTGCCAGACGGGACGATTGAAACGGGGCGTTATCTTTCCGAGATTGGGGCGCACGTTTCCGGGCAAAATTCCCGTTCTATTGGCATTTGTTACGTTGGGGGATTGGATGCCAACGGCAAAGCCGCCGACACACGCACGCCGGAACAAAAGGAGGCGTTAGTATGGTTACTTATGCGGTTAGTCGTTATGTTCCCGGACGCAACGATTAAGGGACACCGGGATTATTCCCCGGATTTAAACGGCGACGGCATTATTGAACCGTGGGAGTTCATAAAAGAATGCCCGTGTTTTGATGCACAAAAAGAGTATATTAACCTATAAATGTTTGTATTATGACATACGAAGAAATGAGAAAGTATATTGCGGACATGGTTAAAAGTCAAGGTTCGCAGGGCGCAATAGAGATTGCGCCGTTGCTTTATGCGATGGCGGACAAAATGTTTGCAGACCCGGAAACGGGCGTTGTGCCTATTGTAGTATCAATTGCCGAGGTTGGGAATAAAGAGGGAACCGCAACCCGTTACGATATTACGACCGACCAACAAACAATTAATGAGTATATCGACAACGTAACCGAGGAAAAGGCAAAAGCCCGGTTATTTATCCAAGACGGCGACGCCCTAATTGGGTTTACTTATTTGGAGGTAAACGGCACAACGATAACGGGGCAATCAATCGCCCCGGATGGTTCATACAAAATCTATCTTTCAAAGCAAACCGGGACGTCTTATTTTGAACACAACGACGAAGTAAAAAGCATTGCAAGCGTTACAGAGGCGGAAATTACCGGATATAATGAAATGTTCGGCGCAACATACGACCCTGTAAGTAATAAATTTACCGTTCAAATTGGAACTGTTAGCACTCAATTAACGCCCGGTCAAATGATGTTAACGACCGAAGAATATAATAAAGTAAGTAACGACGCCGATTATACGGCAATGTGGGCGTATGCGATTGCCGAGTATATTTGTTGCCCGCCGTGGTTTGAGGGATTCGCCGGGTTTAAATTACATAGCGCATTTTATAAGGCAGAAAAGACAATCTTTATAGACCTTAACACCGTTGAATTAACCGTTGCAACTTTGGCAAGTGCGTTTTATGGTTGTTCCCGGTTAGAACAAATAACGGGAATATTAAAAATTGCCTCGAATGTTCCCTTAATGGATGCGTTTAAAGGATGCGCCGTTTTGCATACGGTTAAATTGTCCGGGCTTTCCTCTAACATTGATTTGTCGGATTGTGCGCAATTAAGCGTCGAAACAATAGAACATTTAATTGAAAACAGCATACAACCCGGAAACGGTACTATTGCAATAACCGTGCATCCCGATGTAAACAACAACATAAATAATAATAGTAGTTGGGGCGACGTCCGGGCGTTGTTGCAGGAAAAGACGTACATAACCATTCAATCCGCAACGGCATGAAAAAATATCTATTGCCGGCAATCATTATGGCGATTGCCGCCGCCTTTTGGGTACAACAAAGCCGTATTAAGCGATTGACCGACGAACGGGATAAATACCGGAGTAATACCGAAACGTTGTTGCAGGACGTCCGCACGTATCAAACAAAGGATAGTTTGAACGCTGCAAAGGTTAGGAATTTGGAGTTGAAATTATCCGAATATAAAAAGTACCGGGCGGATGATGCGGCGTTAATCAAATCGTTACAGACAAATAACCGGGATTTGCAAAGGGTTACGACGGCGCAAATGGAAACGATTAACGAATTGCGGGGAACCGTCCGGGATAGCATTGTTTATTTACCCGGCGATACGGTTACGACTGTTTTACGTTGCGTTGATATTGTGGAACCGTGGTTTGAGTTACACGGATGCACACACCCGGACAATACATTTACCGGGACGCATATAAACTGGGATAGCCTATTGATTGCCGAAACGGTGCAATACAAACGGTTTTTGGGGTTCCTTTGGAAAACCAACAAAGTAAAGAACCGGGAAATTGACGTTATAAGCAAGAACCCGGCAACACATATATTGGGGGTTGAGTTTGTAACCATAGAAAAATAATAATTGAACCGAGTAAACGGGGGTTGTAACATAGCGTTGCAACCCCTTTTTGTTTTCGCCCGTTTTCCGCCCCGTATTTCGCATTTTATTTCAAATTGGATAAATTACGTCCGGGTTACAAAAGTCGCTTAAATAGAAAATTTCAAGAAAATAACTACTTTGGAACCAAAAACGAAACTTTTTGCAGTAAAAACGAAAAAATAAAAGATAAAATCTTTGGTAATATAAATATTATCGCTATCTTTGCATCATGTTAATACAACGACGGGGCGTTTTCCCCGAAACATTAGAGAGCATAACAATGAATACTCAAAGCATTTACAACGGTTTGAAATATACGACAAAGCAGATTAACCGCAATTACAAAATCAAGGTTGCCGGAATGGTAAACGGGAAAAAGGTTAATATGTTGGTTGGTGTATCCAGTTTGATTAAAATTGTAGGTGACATTAATTTGGTAAACCGTTTGTTAGACCGTGCGTTTAACTGTATGGGCGACAAAGAGGTTTGCAAGTTACGCCGAGGGGTTAAAATCACTTTCTATTATCATTAAACAACGACGGGGCGTTTTCCCCGAACAATATAAATTTTCAATCATGGAAAAGAAAAGAACAAAGGCAACGGATATTGCCGAAATCGCAAACAAGTTAGACGGAAAAGTTGAGTTTTCAAGTATCGTTTATAGTCAACAATTAATGAATGAAAAGTACCGAGAAACCGGGGTTAATGATTTGTATTTTATTGGTAAAAAGTTTGGTTTGTGGTTTTATACAAGCCGGGCGGATTTGGATAACCTTTGTTATCTGAATAAAACTAAGTTCCCAACTTTAGTATTGTGTGAAAATTCATTGAGTATTTACGAGATTAAAAAATAAAGGATATGGACGCAAATAAATTAATCGGAAAAACTTTTGCTTATAAAGGTATTGGCAATATGGTTTATATTGTGGTTGTTCAAGGATTGGAGCCAAAGGGCGAACGATACGACGCCGATAGTTATGTTGGAAAACAAACCCTTATATTTCCCAACGGGGAAAGCATGGTTCAAGATTGGGCGTGTATTCGGGGCGCATTTGAAAACAAAAAACGCCGTGGCGAATTAAAGACATTAAGATAATAACCCGCCGGGGGAAACCCCGGCAATAATCATTTAGAGCGATGAAAAAGGCAGATTTGGACGCATTAAGAGAAAAGTCGGGATATTGGGCGTATATGGAAACCCATAACGAACATACGGGAAGTTGTTTGATTTGTGGACGACCTACAAAGCCCGCAACGCAAAAGTTGGTACAATTGGCAATCGACGGTTTTATTACAGATTGTGACGTTGATTTGGGCGATAATTCACAGGGTTGTTTTCCGGTTGGGAAAACGTGTTATAAAAACTATTTAAAAGCCGCAAAAGATGAATAAAACGAAACGATACCGATTAAGTCAAGATATGTATAAGATAATCCAAAATGCAAACGGCGGGTTATTTTTACTTTATACCCGGTACAATCCCGGCGATGTGTTGAACCTATTGTTAGACGGCAACGATATTGGGTTGACGTGCCGAGTTGAGATCTGACACGACCAATATTATAAGTATTGTAAAGTGATTAAGGAGGGCGAAAATGATATTAACAGAGGAACAACGGGAAATGTTGAAAGGTAAGGTTTGCCCGTATTGCCATATTCCAACCGAGTACAAAAATAGTGTTGAGGTTTACGGCATTGATTACGGAATGATTTACTATTGCCCTAAATGCCGGGCGTATGTTGGCGTTCATGCGGGAACCGACCGGGCAAAGGGACGGTTAGCAAACGCCGAGTTGCGCCGATGTAAGATTGAGGCACACCGATATTTTGACGAAATATATAAACGTAAATTAATGAAGCGTTCCGAGGCTTATAAATGGCTATCCGAGCAATTGGGATTACCCACGGAATACACGCATATAGGAATGTTTAACCCGGAAACGTGCGCAAAAGTCGTGGACGTTTCAAAAAAATATTTGGAAACCATGCGATTTGCATTAATAAACCAACATAAAATAAAAGCGGCTTTTGAGCCAAACGGGGATAAAATATTATCCCAGATAAAAGAGAGTTTAACCCGGTATTTTTCCGCCGACCGTTCATATTTCCCGGATGGATATAAAGAAATTGAAAGCGATTATAATCAATTGCCGGGGGAACCGTACCCGACTATTGCAATAAACGACGTCGGAAACGCCAACCGTATGATTGAGTTCTATGTTACCGGGAAACAATACGACGTTTACCATGTAGCATTTAAGGGATTTTCAAAGGGTTGATTATGGAAAGTATTATTATTGAGGAAATGCGGGCGTTTATGCGGTTGGATTTGAACCCACGGCAAAAACAATATTTTTCCGATACAATCGCCGTGGCAAAACGTGTTGAGATTGTCCGGGCGGCGGATATATTCGACGATTACGAATTAGAGATTATCCGGGATGTACTGAAACCCCAACGGCAACAATGTTATAGGAATGCGCATTTGCTTTGTCAATTGTTCCCGGAAAGGGTGCAATATTGCGAGGACAAAGTATTAGCATTTTTCCCAATCGAACACGCATTTAACAGGGTTGGCAACAAATACGTTGATATTACATTTGAATTTTCCCTAAATGATACCGAGTTATTGCAACATGAATACGTTGTATTTGGGGAATATGATTTGCAGACAATCAACCGGGTAACAGAGAAAACCGGATATTATGGCGACATTTACCGCAATGTTTATATTGAGAGGGTAAAAGATAACCCCCGACGCAATGAAGTAACGCCGGGGGTTGGTACGCAGTAACCGAGAGCGATGTTTGAGGTTATGCGGTACAACAAAATTAGTGCTTTTTATCTGTATTACAAGCGTTCGACGTGAACAAATAAAACTTTCAAAGGTTTTATTTTTGGTAATACAAATATTATTTATACTTTTGCAGAAACAAAAACCCACCGGGGGATTACCCGGCAAAGATATGAGAATAAAAGAGAGCAATTTATTAAAACAATTGGCGACCGATAGCGGGAAAACAGCCAACCAAGTTGCCGAAATTATCATTTCGGAATTACTCAAAAACAAAGTTATTGATGACACCCCGGAAAATTGGGGCGTTTCCGTTTTCGATGCAATAAACGAGGACGTAACCGAGGAACAAACCGCCAATTGTTATGCGGCAATTTCCGAGGCGTTGGGCGTATATCTGAAACGGGTATATTTCATTGTCCCGGATTTGGATTTAATGGGTAACGACGATTGCCCGGAGTGCGGCGGCGAAATGGAATTTACCGACGGCGAAAGCAAATGCACCGGAGGCGACGGATATATTACCCCGTATGAATATACCCCAATTTGGGAGGAAAGAACGTGTAAGCATTGCGGACACGTTGAAAGAGACGAACCAAGTTATTAACGATTAATATTAAAATCATGGAAGTAAGATTAAGAGTAAACGAAGCGATTGCAAAGGCGCAAACCGCCGGAATGAAAGTTTATAAAAAAGAGGTTGCCGCCCGGTTATGGGAGGGACGCACCGAAAGCGCACAACAAGTTAATATGACTAACTTATGTAACGGAACGACTAAACAGATACGCCCGGAATGGGTGGTTATCATTTGCGAAATGTGTAATTGTACCCCTAATTATTTGTTTGGCTATGAAGAATAACGGGTTACAATGGTTTGAACGCATGGCGGACGTTATGTTTTCCGATAGGTTCCAAGCGAAAGCGATTATTGCGACGTTTGGAACGTTGGGCGTTGTTTGTCTGATTGGCGCATTGTGGAACCTGTGGCAATTGATGTTTGCGGGTATGTGTGCCGTAATGGTATTATGTGGATTTTCAGAATTAAAAAAGAGTAGAAAATGAGAGCGAACAAAAAGAAACCGGAAAACCCGGTACAAAAGACAGTCGAAAATTTGGGAGCCGTTCCCGCCGACCAATTCCCGGAAATTACCGAGGAACAACAACAAATAATCCCCCCGTTTGAAGCGGTCGAGGTTGAGCAACCAACCGGAATATTTGAGATATTGCCGGGCATGACGGTTGAGGAAATGACGGCAATGTTTTTTGATGAAAAAACGTTGATTGAACCCCCGTACAAGGTTTGGCAATTGAATAGCAAGGGACACCGCTATTATTACCGATACGACAACGAGAACCCGGAATTTTTCCCGTCGGTTACAACGATATTGTCCCAAACGTTACCCAAAGCCCCGCACTTAATACAATGGATTGCCAACAAAGGCATTGAGGAGGCGGAACGATACAAAGGCGAACGGGCGGCGTATGGTACATTCATGCACGCCGCATTTGAAGAATTATTAATTAACCGGGCTTATGATTTGGACGGATTGAAAGGCAAACTAAAGGAATATATAGAGGTTTACCGATTGCCGGACGACTTTATTTATTATGCCGACGACCTCAAAAAGGACGTATTGGCGTTTGCTCAATTCGTGTTGGATTACGATGTACGCCCGTTGGCGGTTGAAATTGCGTTAGTGCATCCGTATTACAAGTATGCCGGAATGATTGATTGCCCGTGTACCATGTTATCAAAAATTGGCGGGGACGAACGTATTAACGCAATCGTCGATTTTAAGAGCGGGCGTAAAGGATTTTACGAGGAAAGCGAAATACAATTAGGAATGTACCGGGATATGTGGAACGTCAATTTTGAACAATTCCCCGTAACCCGTATTTTCAATTTCAGCCCGAAAGATTGGCGCAAACGTCCGTCGTACAATCTGAAAGAACAAACGGATAGCCCCAATATACGGAAAATCCCGTATCTGTTAGAAATTGCAGCGATTGAAGACGAAAAGAAAGATAATACGTTTACGTCGGTTAATGGTATGGTTTTATTGGATAATGCACCCGATTTGACGCAAAATGTAATATCCTTATCGTTGGCGGAATTGATTAAAACGAAAGCCCTAAAGGAGGCGACCCCGGACGAAAACACGGACGTCGCCGAGAAAGTCAAGGCGGATGCACCGGAGCCGGAAAAGGAGCCAAAGAAAACAACCATTGTTAAACGTGCGCCCAAAAAGGCAAAGGAGCCGGAAAAGAAAGCCGCCACGGGCAAAACGACCTCAAAGCGGGGTAATACCACGGAAAAGAAAGTAAAGCCCGCAAACGAGCCTAAAAAGCCCAAAAATGAGAGTAGGAAAAAGATGTTGAACGACGACCCCGAAATTTGATTGAGATATGAAAGGAAGAATAAAACGACCGGAGGCGCAACAATCCCGTTTGATTTTGCCCCGTGTAGGTCAAATAAAAATAGGCATGAAAAACGCCAACGGGTACCCGCAAAGCGTTGATTATTTCATACCAACGGGAAAGTATGCCGGGTTATTTACACAAGCATACGGCGAAAAGCCGCAAACCATACAAATTGTATTCCCGGACGACGACCCGGCAAAGGTATGTAACGAGCGTTACGAATACCGGGACGACGACGGGCGTTTGATTGCGGCGGGCGATGGCGAAACGTTCCAAGTTTGGGACGGCAAAAAGTATGAGGAATTAACTATTTCCCAATATCCTAATTTAATGTTGTCGATTGCCAAACGGTACCCGAACCGGAAAAGTAAGCAACCCGATGCCGACGGTTGGGAGGTAACATTAACGCTTAATTTCATTGTTCCATTGGTGCGGGGTATTGCCGGGGTTTGGCAGTTTTCAACAAAGGGAACCGCATCCACAATTCCCCAAATTCGGGAAACGTTCGACGGTATGTTAGCGGAAAGGGGATTTTGCAAAGGCATTATTTTTGATTTGAATGTACAATTTGCCACAACTCAAAAGCCGGGAGACCGTTCCCGCTTTCCTGTTGTCTCATTGGTTCCTAATGAAAGTGCGGATAATGTTTTGAAAGTGCGCAAAGCGTGGGAACCTGCAAAGCAATTGGATAATGAATAAAAAATGCTATATTTGCGTCGATAAAACAAACGACTACCACCGTTTGCAAAGTATTGCTAATTTATTTAGCGCAAAGCCCGTTTTCCGGTGTGTGGTAGCCCGGATTGCGGGCTTTTATATTTTAATTATGGATTTTATTGTAAAAAACAAATGGATTAACGAATTGCATTTGAAAGGTAATAAGTTAATGTTGTATGCAATGATACACGCTTATTGTGTTAGATATGGCGAGTATTCAAAGGGTATTTTGTATTTATCCAAATGTTTAGGGATAAACAAAAGCACTGTAATTGATTGCCTTAAATGGTTATGCAAAAAAGGATTATTAATAAAATCAGTTCAGCCCGTAGCGGAACCGGATGTTTATAAAATATCAATATTATGAAATACACGATATTAATAAACCAATATGCCGCCGTTAATAGCGGTTTGGATTTAGATTTAATAGATTTGGCGATTTTTGATTTTATAAAAGATTTCGCCAATTGTGCAAGTTGCGTTAAGATGCACACCCCGGAGGGAATATATTTTTGGATTTCCCATAAGTTAATATTGGAAGCAATGCCGTTATTGAATATAAAAACAAGTCAAGGCATGATAAAGCGTATTGATAATTTGATTAAAGCCGGAATTTTACAAAAACATCCTAATTGCGAATTGTACAACAAAACTCTGTATTGTTTTGGTGAAAATTATGAGTTACTAATATTTACCGAAAAGGCAGCAAGGATATTAACCGGAGTTGATACCCCTAAACAAAAGTTGATGCCCCCCATAAACGAAAGTTTAGGGGTACCCATAAACGAAAGTTTAGGGTATAATAGTAATAATATAGATAATCCAATAAATGATAATGAGAATACCCCCAACAACAATGTTGTCGGGGAATTATTCCCGGAAGAACAAAAGGTTGAGGAACCAAAGGATAAAAAAACATTGTTCCGCAATTCCGAAGTTTATAAGATGGTTAAGTTTGAAAACGGCATTGGCGTGGATTATTCCGAATTTGAAAGAAAGTTTGCGACCCCGGAATTTGAAAGGGTTGATTTGGTTTATTATTTCCATTCTGTTAGTGATTGGAGCGACCAAAAGAATATGAAGCGCACAAAAAACGGTTGGTTGGCAACCGTCCGTAATTTCATACGAGGCGACGTTGAAAGAAAAAAGTTACATTTGAAACCCGAATATAAGAAGCCGACGGAACGTTTAAATGTTGCCGGGGCTATTGAGTATTTGAAAGACGATTATTAGTATGGAAACATTGCCCGAAAAGAAAAACAATTTGCCCGTTGCCCGTGAAAATGCCGTTGCAATCCTTTATAGCGGTACGGCAAAAGCAATCGACGTGCGCCGGGCTATGGTTGAATTGCCGGAGGTTTCCAAAGCATTAACGACGGTTGAAAAGTACATTTTTGCAGCGTCCACGAAAAAACAGATTGCCGAGATAGACGACGAAACGTTAATTGCGAAAACCGGGCAAATGTTCCGGTTCATTGCAATAGACGTGGGGTTTATCATTCCGGCGGAACAAAACGATTGGGCGTATATTTGTACACGGTTGTTGGATTTGCTTAAAAGGTATTATTCGCAATTAACCTTATCGGAAATTAAGTTAGCATTTGAACTGCTAATAACCGGTGAATTGGACGATTTTTTGCCGAAAGATAGGGACGGCAACGCCGAACGCAAACATTATCAGCAATTCAATGCCGATTATTTCGCCCGTGTTCTTAACGCTTATATACGGAAACAAAATCAAGTTGTTGGGAAAGCATACACGGCGTTACCAAAACCCAAACAGGGATTAAGCCCGGAGCAAAAGAGGTATTACAATAACCAAACAGTTACGACCTGTTTAATGTGCTTTTTGCGATACAAATATACCGGGCGTTTAGTCTTTGGATTAACCGACGAAATGTTTGTATATAAGTGGTTGTTAAGTGTAGGGTTAGCGGACGAAGTACAAGAAACCGACGCAGACCGACGGGAAGCATACCAACGTTTTTTAGCCCGTGCCGCACGTGGGTTAGTAAATGAATATACGGTTTATCATGTTCGGAAACAAGGCAAGGAAAGCCCGGAAATAGATTATACGGCTTTTGAAGTTGCCCGGCGAAAGGAGATACAACGAGCATTTGACCGTATGATTGAGAAAGAAATTTATGTGTATAATTATTTGAGATTTGAAAAATGAAGATTGATTGTATCATTGGAATAGACCCCGGAGCCGCCGGGGGAATTGTGGTTTGGCGACCCAATCACAATACAACGGCAATTAAGATGCCTAAAGATATTAACGATATTCGGGATTATCTTAATTATATCAAGGGTATTGCAAACCCGATTATCTTTTTGGAGAAATTGAACGTTCGCCCGGATGATGTTACCGTTGGCGATGCCGGGGCAAATATGGGAAAGTTGTACCGCATACAAAAGATGCTGCAAAACTTTGAGCATTTGAAAGCGATAATAACCGTTGCCGAAATTCCGTTTGTGTTGGTTAATCCTTTGAAATGGCAAAACGACCTTAAATTGCGTGTCAAGGTAAAAGGAAAGAAAGAAGAAAAGGCAGACCGGAAAAGACGGTTCCGGGATATTGCGGGGAAATTATACCCGGAGATTACCCCGGCGTTATGGAATGCGGACGCAACGTTAATAATGCACTTTGGACGGTTCGTTTTACATAATAACCCCCGTTGGGTTTTGGAAAATTTGCCCCAACAAATGCACAACCGTTTATTTTAAGCCCGTAGGTGCGTTTAATTATTCAAATGGTTACTTGTATGGCAGACGAAACAAAAGCCCTGCAAATCGAAAATCCCGAAAAAATAACGGCAAAAGATTTAGCGGAAATGGTAAAACAGATGCGGCACAACCAACGACGTTGCCAACGGAACCCAACCCCGGAGAAATTGGCAACGTTGGAAAGCTGGGAACGCAAAGTTGATGCGGTCGTTGCTGTATTGACCGATACACAAATGAAATTGTTTTGATATGGACGAAATGGATTATATCTATTTAGGCGACCGATTGACCCGCCCGGAATTGCGACGTATGCCGTGCTGGGCGGTTCGTCGTTCTGATGGTAAATGTATAAGAGGGCGCAACGGCAATATGTTAGTTGAGTTTGACGGCGTGGGTAAATGTGTTATTTTGGGGCGATTATTGCGGAAAATAAAAAAATAACCGAAAATAAAAAATAAAAATTTTGGTATATCCATTATTTTACATATATTTGCGGCATGAAAAAAGGTAAATACTTAATAGAATATGATTGTTACGTTGCTGAAAATGGCAATATAACGCAAAATGATAAGGAAATAAAGCCTTATTTGAACGGTGGCTATATGACTGTAAAATTAAAAATCAATGGTTTAAAAGTTATGCGGGTTCATAGATTGGTTGCTTTGGCGTTCATTCCCAACCCGGACAATAAACCATGTGTTGACCATATCGACGGGAATAAATTAAATAATCATGTTAATAATTTACGTTGGTGTACTATTGGCGAGAACCTAAAATTTGAGAACGTTAAACGTGTATCAAAATTATATCCCGTTAAACGTATTGATAAATTAGGTAATATTGTATGTTTTGATAATATTTTAGATGCGTGTGTTTTTCCTTGGCAAAAGTATGTAATATTACAGGTATGTAACGGGAAAAGAAAAACATACAACGGTTATAAATGGGAACATAACGACCCGGCGATTTCCGGGAAATAAATAAATTTAAAGAGCGATGTATATTAAGAAATTGGAATTGTTGAATTTTCAAGTTATCAAAGAGTTCAACGCAGATTTTGAGGGTAATGTATATTTCATTACCGGGGACAATGAGTTGGGAAAATCCACGCTATTAAAGGCAATCGGGGCGTTGTTGACCGGGAACCGGGACGCCGTGTTGCGTAATGGCGAGGACAAAGGGTTTGCCAAAATGGTTGTCGGCGACGACGGCGAGGAATACGACGTTGAATTGCGGTTTACCAAAGCCAACCCCCGTGGTACGTTATCAATCAAACAGAAAACAACCGGGATGCGGTCGGATAACGTAAGTATGTTGCAAAAGGTTTTCGGATATACGGATTTTGACGCCGTGGAGTTTTCCCGGTGGTCTGAAACCGCCGAGGGTCGCCGAAAGCAAGTGCAATACGTCCGGGCATTGTTGCCGGAGAATGTGCAAAAACGTATTGCCGAGATTGACGCCGAGGTTATGACCGTTAAGGAGAAAAGAAAGGACGCCAACGCCGAGGTCAAGACGTACACGACCATTTGCGCCGCCGCCGAAAAGCAGTTGAAACCGGGCGACGTCAAAACGTATGCCGAGAAAATCGACATTGCCGATTTAATGGAGGAACAAAACGAGAACGCCCGGTTGATTGAGAAAGCGAAAACCGTGCGTACCGCATTGCAAACCCGGACGGAACAATTGGAGGCAATCCCCGGTCGTATCAAAGCCGCCGAGGAAACCAAGAATACAGAGATTGAAGCCGCAATAAAGTATGAGGCGGAAGCCCAAGCCGAATACGACCGGATTGTTGCCGAGGCAAAAAAGGTATTGGAAGCGGCAAAGAAAAAGAGCAAAGCCGATGCGAAAGCCGCCGCCGACAAATACGACGAAACATTGGCGCAAATCCAAACGGATAAAGCCGATTACGAAACCCGCAAGAACAACGCCGCCGCATGGTTGGCAAAGTACGAGGAAAACAACCCGGAGAATTTGGATACAGCCGAACGCCTCAAACAAGCCGAGGAACACAACAAAATCAATGCGTTGGTTGTGGACTATCTGACGAAGAAAAAGCAAAAGGACGCCGCCGAAAAGGTCGCCCAAACCCACGAAAAAAAGTTATCGGATTTGCTCAAAGAGCGGGAAACCCTTATTGCGAAATCGGAATTGCCGATTGCCGGGTTGACGTTCACGGACGACGGGTTGGAGTTAAACGGTGTGCCGTTTGTCGCCGGGAAAGTGTCGGATAGTCAGATAATGGAGGTTGCCGCAAAATTGATTATCGCAAGCAATCCGACCGTTAAGGTATTCCGCATTGCGAGGGGCGAAAGTTTGGGCGCAAAACGTCTGCAATCCCTTATCGAATTAGCCCGGAAAGAAGGGTATCAAGGATTTATAGAGGAAGTCAAGCGAGGACAGGACGATTTAATTATTGAGGAATACAGCGAAACGGAGTAATTAACCGGGGGGACGGGTTCCCGTTCCCCCTTAATAGCAAAAACAATGGCATATACATTGAACGAAAATTTGAAACGTTGGGCGGAACAATACGAAACCGCCGATTTTATCAACGCCGACCCGGTACAAATCCCGCACCGTTACGATAGCCGGGTAAATATCGAAATATCCGCCTTTGTTACGGCGTGGATTGCGTGGGGAAACCGTAAACAGATAATCAAAAAGGCGGATTTTATCGACCGGGAAATTTTCAAGGGCGAACCGTATCATTACATTGTCGGCAATACGGTTGAGCGGGGAAACCGCCCCGAATGGGAGCAATACAAAGGGAGTACCGATTGTTTGTACCGGACGTTTACGTTTGGCGATTTTCACGACCTTTGCGCCCGTTTGTATGATGTTTACACGTCGGCGGAAAACATGGAGACGGCAATAAAGAAAGCGCACGAAACGAACGGGGAAACCGCATTGGCAACGCTGCAATCTTTGTTCGGTTCCGTGAATGGTATCCCGGATTTTGAAACGCAATCCGCTTGTAAACGGTTGTGTCTGTTTTTGCGTTGGATGTGTCGCAACGGTTCCCCGGTTGACTTTGGATTGTGGACGATTTGCGACCCACGTAATTTAATCATTCCATTAGATACCCACGTACATAAACAGGCATTGCGGTTGGGGCTTGTAAAACGTCGGACGCCAGATTTGCAAACAGCCATTGAGATAACCGACCGTTTCGCCGAGATATTCCCGGACGACCCGACAAAGGGCGATTTTGCGTTATTTGGTTATGGAGTGAACAACGGTAAGGTTGCACCCGTTACGACGGAACCGGAGCCGGAAAAAGAACAACCAACCGCCGTGGCTGATTTGTCAATTGCCGATGTTTTGAAAATGCGATTGTTTTACGACAATGCCGCCGCCGAAATTCGGGATATATGGGAAAAGCGAGAAAAAGCCCGTAAAGAGTTGAAGCCGGGCGAACGTTTGCAAGCGCACCCAATCGACAAATTGCACGCCGCCGGATTGTTGGAGCCGGGCGAATTTGTCGTTACGTTCGCAAAGATTATGGATAAACGGGAAACCCGATTGTCAAGCATGGAACGGGGCGTTATTCATACTTTAGGAATGACGGCATTTAGTAACACAATGCAAAAATTAATAGCCGATGAAAAAGCGAGAAATAACAGCAACGGGGACAATAAACAATAACGGCGGATTGGCAATGTACATGGGGGAATTAAACGAGTTTTTCAAGGGTTGGAAAGGTTCCCGCATTATTGCCCGGTTTATTGTAGCGTCCCCCGGTTCGTCCGAGGCTTTGAAAGGGTATTATTTCAACTATGTTGTACCGACGTTTAAGCACGCAATTTGGGAGGCGGGCGAACGTCTTACTGAAGAACAAACCGAACGACGTTTGAGGGAATTTTCCCCTATTATGTACGTTGAACGGGTCAACGAGGAAACGGGGGTATATTCCCACGACTTGCGCACCGTGGCGGATTTGTCGAATGCCGAGTTAATCGAACATATCGAAACGCTCAAACAGATAGCCGCCGAGGAATACAATATATTTATTGACGACCCCCGAACGTTGTAGGTATGTTTTGCAAGTGTAACGGAAAGCGGAAAAATTACCCGTTGGCGGGTTGGCGGATAATCCGCCACGAATACACGCCAAAGCATTACAGCAGGATAAAGTGTTTGCGGTGCGGGTGCGTTTGGATTACACGGGCAAAATATGTTGAACAAACCCCCAACGAGGACGGGCAAAAAAGACTTTTTTAGTATGGAATTAAACGACAAATCCCCGATGCCACAAGGTAAATTTAAGGGGCAACCGATGGAAAACGTACCGTATTGGTATTTGCTTTGGTTGGACGGAAAACCGTTTTGTAACCGGGACGTCCAAAAGTATATAGACGAAAACCGGGGACGTTTTGGATTTGGAGAAAAAGCGGGATAAATACCGCAATGAGAGCGAAAACAGTAATTAACGATTTAATATTTAAGGTTATGCAAAAATTTGATTTGAAAGATGTTTGTTTCTTTGATTGTGAAACAACCGGGATTCCGGCAAAGGGTTTGAAATGGGATGCGGATTTTGAGCAATTCCCGCACGTCGTCCAATTGGCATGGTCGTTGGGCGATAAGGAAAAAAGTTATATTATCAAACCCGATAATTACGAGATACCCCCCGGAAACAACCGCAATTCATGGTATAACAACCGAACGGGCAATTACCGAGGGCGTGCCGTTTGCCGAGGTTGTGGACGAATTTTTAGCGGATGCCAACGCCGCCCCGCTTGTATGTGCGCACAACATTTACTTTGATAGTTCAATGTTAAAAGCAAACGTTTTGCGCTATTGCGGACGGGAATATTACGACGCACACGTTGAGGACGCATTACATAAGGGCAAACGCATTGATACAATGATGAAAACAATTAAGTTTGTCGGCGCATTGTATTCCAACGGGAAACCGGGAAAATATCCCAAATTAGAGGAATTATATAGTAAGTTATTCCCCGGCGAAACATTTCCGGCGCATGACGCATTAGAGGACATAAGGGCGTTGCGCCGTTGCGTCCCGGAATTGGTTAATTTGGGGATTATTGAGTTAGCGCAAAAGGAATACCCGGCGGAACAACTCAAAGCCCAATTTGAGCTGGAAAAGCCCAAAGGCGGGCGCAATATTGAGTTCCACGACCCCAACCCGGTAACGGAACCAATCGGAACCGGGGAACCCGTCCCGGAACCAACCCCGGAACCGGAACGCCCGGCGGTTCCGTTGAATAGTAAGACACGGGAATTGTTGAACGAAAACGATTTTTGATTATGCACTATAATTGGAATCTTAAAGATACTGTTTTTACTAAAGATAAAGAAAATGTTTTTAGTTGCTTTGCGTGTGGCGGCGGTTCAACAATGGGTTATAAATTAGCGGGGTTTGATGTTATAGGATGCAATGAAATTGATAGTAAATTAATGGATTGTTATATATTAAACCATAAACCCAAATACCATTATTGTGAACCGATACAACAATTTAAGAAAAGAAATGATTTGCCAATTGAATTGTATAATTTGGATATATTAGATGGTTCACCGCCTTGTAGTAGTTTTACAACAAATGGCAACCGTAAGAAAGATTGGGGGAAATCTAAAAAATTTAAAGAGGGACAAAAAGAACAAATATTAGATACGCTTTTTTTTGATTTTATAGATTTGGTAAAAAAATTACAACCTAAAGTTGTTGTTGCTGAAAATGTAAAGGGGTTGTTACAAGGTGCGGCAATAAATTATGTTCGGGAAATATATAACGATTTCAATAAAGCCGGATATTATTGCCAACACTTTTTATTAAATGCTATCAACATGGGGGTTCCGCAAGAAAGAGAAAGAGTGTTTTTTATTTGTTTAAGAAAGGATTTATCAGATAAATTTTTATATCAAAAAAATATATTCGATAAAGTACCTTATATTGAAATGAATTTCAAAGAAAAACCAATCGTTTTTTCTCAAATAAAAACAAATGAAATACAATATCCGCTTAATGATACGTTTTTAAAATATTTGAGTTATGCAAAACCAACCGACCCCGATATGCGTAAAGCATCTAAACGAATGAAAGGGAAAGAAAGTTTATTTTCATATCGTTTTATTCATGATGATAAACCAATATGGACATTAACAAGCGAAAAACGATTAATTGTTTTTAAAGAGAAAAGATATTTGAATGATTTAGAAGTTATACGGGGCGGTTCTTTCCCCAACGATTATAATTTTAATGGATGTTCAATTGATTATATTGTTGGTATGAGTGTTCCGCCAATAATGATTGCTAAAATTGCATTACAAATATATGAACAATGGTTATCTAAATTATAAAACCGACGCCGGGCGGGTTCCCGGCAACAAATAATATTACAATATGAGCGAAGAAAAAAAAGCCGCAAACGTTATGTTGATACCAAGCGAAAAGGCGTTTGCATTGTCGAAAGTCAAGACATTAAAGGACGGCGGGTTAGACGTACATTATGAAGTTACCGAAACAATAGGTAATGAGAGTTACACGAACAAATACCACGTCGAAAGTGCAAAGGACATACACCCGGATTTGCGGGATTGTTTCGACCGTTTGCGCCCAATCATGGGACGGATTTTTAATATTACGTCCTTTCTTTCAATGGTTGAAACGTCCGATTTCAAAGCAACCAAAAAGCAAAGCGAGTTATCACGGGATTTTGCCGACGAAATGTTGAAAAACATAGAGGTTCGGGGCGTGTCCTTTTCCGGTCAAGACGATAACGTAGGGGTTGTTTTAACTGGGTTGTTTACCGTTTCAAACAATCAAAAAACCGCTATCAATTCCCCCCGACTTAAATTCAATACGGAAACGTTCGGGTTTGAGGAAGAATTAGAAGAAATTGCCGCCGATATTGAAACCGAGGTTTACGCCTTTTTATTCAAAGGCAAAAAGGCGCAATTGGAGTTGTTCGGGGCTGATGGCGAACCCGCACCGGGTTTGAGTGCCGAAAAGATAGAGGACAACGGATTGTTCCCGGATATTAACGACCCGGCGGACGACCCGGAACCGAACGACGAAACGGCGGAAATGTAAGAGTATGGAACCGTATTTGTTGACAGACCGGGACGAATACCAATAAATTTGCTATATTTGCAGCATAAACGGGGATAGGTTGGAGTAGCTACCAACTGAAAAGGGCAAGCCAACAGCCCGCCCCGTTTTCTTAAATGTTGGCTTACTTATAAAGTTGGCAAATATGGAAAATTTAAAAGAAATTGCAGAATTTCCCGGATATTGTGTTGATAATACGGGAAACGTTTTTAGTGTAAAAACGGACGTTATGTTGAAGCCGTGGAAAATAAACGGATATAATGCCGTTGGACTATATAGGAGCGGAAAACGATACGTTTTTTTAGTTCATAGATTAGTTGCGGCGGCTTTCATTCCGAACCCGGATAACAAACAACAAGTTGACCACATAAACGGAAATTTAACCGATAATAGGGTTTGCAATTTACGTTGGGTTACACCAAAGGAAAATAGCAATAACCCGGTAACGGTTGATAAACTAAAGCGTATATTGAACAATAAACCGCATTACGCCGCAAAAGGATTGGCACAATATGATTTGAACGGGAATTTGATAAAAACGTATATATCATTTGCCGAAGCAAAGAAAAGCGGATTTTTGCGAAAAGGTATTTGCAAAAACTTAGATGGTAAAACAAAAAATTATAATGGTTTTGTATGGAAACGATTATTATAGACGACCGAGAAAGTTATAATTATGTTGTATCACGTGGCTATCAACCATTATTAGACATTAAGTTGTTTAAAATGGATATTCGTTTGAGGGTTGAGATACAACGGGAATTGTTCGGGCATTGTATTACGGGACGGGGTGCAAATATCATGGCGGCAAATGAACGCTTTTTCCGTTGGGTTTGGGAACATAAGCCGCACCGATGTGAGGAATGTTTAAAGCCGTTACGGAATTATTCCGCCGTTTATTGTTCGCATATATTGACCCGTGGCGCATTCCCGGAGGCGGCGCATGATGCAAGAAATATAAATATACTATGTTTTGAACATCATTCATGTTGGGAGAATGGGGATAAAACGAAAATGCGTATATATTCCGGCAATATGAGAATGATTGAATTAATGAAAAATGAGTATGCAAATTTGGAAAGATATTGAGGGTTACAAAGGACATTATCAAATTTCTAATTATGGCAATGTTCGTTCCTTAAAAAAGGATGCGTTTCTAATGAAAGGCGGATATTTGAAAGGATATAAAATAATTAGTTTATGGAAAA